CATGGTTGTTGCGCAGGCTCGCGCCAAATTCACCACTTATCCTTCCCCTGCCGCTGCTCACTGGGTTCGTTCTCGTTACAATCAACTTGGTGGTCAATATGTTAAATCCAAGAGGGATGTAGACCCTCGTTTTCGCGACTACGCCGCTGAAGAAAAGAAAAAGAAGGAAGACCAGCAAAAAAAGCAGGTCACCAAGAAAGTGGGTAAGGGTAATATCAGAGGCGAACGCTTCCGCTAATATAAATAGCGTGGTACCCTTTCCTGGTTGTTTTTAGAAAAAGGTGGATAGTTGAGCGGCATTGATTTTTCTCCCCCAAGTTATAGGGCAGCGTCCTCTGACTTAACTATTTCCATTTCCCCGTTAGGATTGGTGGAACTTGCAGATGAAGAATTTGAAGTTCATGGTCCGCGTCTTAATCGTTATTCTCTTAACTGGGCTATGTATTTGGGCCACCATTACTCCTATCGCCGCCAGGTTGGCGACGCACAGTTAGTACTTAATTACTACAGAGCATTTACAGACTTTATTATTAACTTTACGTTTGGTAAAGGGGTTAACTTCCGTTCACCAAAAGAAACAGAAGCTATTGTTCCAGACATTCTAGAACGTGTTTGGGAAGTAGATAACAACAAGGCAACAGTCCTATGGGAAATGGGTCAGCAGGGCTCTGTGTCAGGAGACTGTTTTGTAAAGGTTGCATACGAAGAACCTTGGACAGATACTTCAGGATTTCAACATCCAGGTCGTGTTCGTATCCTCCCACTAAATGCGTCGTTCTGTTTTCCAGAGTTTCACCCACATGACCGTGAACGCCTTATCCGCTTTAAATTAAAGTATCGTTTCTGGGGTACTTCTCTTGAAGGCACACGTCAAGTGTTTACCTACACTGAAATCCTCACTGATGACATTATTGAGGAGTATATAAATGATGAACTCATTGACTCGCGCCCTAACCCGCTTGGTGTTATTCCCATTGTTCATATTCCAAATGTTCGCGTTAGCGGTTCTCCTTGGGGCCTTGCTGATTGCCATGACGTTATTAATATTAACCGCACTTATAACGAAACTGCTACTGATATTGCTGACATCGTTAATTATCACGCTGCGCCCGTTACCGTCATCATCGGTGCAAAAGCTTCTCAGCTTGAGAAGGGTGCTAATAAAGTCTGGGGCGGACTACCAAAAGACGCAAAGGTAGAAAACCTAGAAGGCGGAGCACAAGGACTTAAGGGTGCTATGGACTTCCTAGCAATGCTTAAGAAATCTATGCACGAAATGATTGGTGTACCTGAAACAGCTCTTGGACAAGCACAGCCTATTTCTAATACATCGGGTGTGGCTTTATCTATTCAGTTCCAGCCTTTGATGAACCGTTACCACCAAAAGATTATTCAATATGCTCGCGGTCTAGAGATGATTAATGACCTAATTCTTCGCAGTATTGCTATTAAAGAACCAGAGATGATGGTTTGGGACCCAACCCGCAACGTTAAATTAAAGAAAGGCCAGGTAGACAGACTTGACCCACATGACCCTCTAACTTACTTAACCTACGTTCATTTCCCACAGCCATTGCCATTAGATAAGCTTATTGCTCTTAACGAAGTTCAATCCATGCTTTCCCTCGGTCTTGAGTCCAAGGAAGGCGCCCTTCGTACTCTGGGAGAAGAGTTCCCAACAGAGAAACTTAACGAAATTCGTCAAGAGCTTCTTGATGACGCTACAGCCGATGGCGCCCTTAAGTTGTTACAGACTCAAATTGAGCAGGAAATTGCAGAGCTTACAGGCACTATGCCTAACCCAGAAACTGGCGGTAAGCCTGGTCAACCTCTACAGCCAGGGGCCGCTGGTGCTCCTGCCGTCCTACCACCGACTATGGACGAAGCCCTAACCGCAGCAGATATGGGTGAGGCTGACTTACGCAACAAGTTGGTAACTGAAGCTTATGGAACCGTCCTCCCACAGAGGCGAGTACCAGAAGAGTACGAAAAGTAAAGCGTTTACGCAGACATTTTCGTATTAAAACGCAAAAATAGAAACAACGTTAGGTCATACGTGCTCTCACATCGGATAACGACCCCTAGAATGTAAAGGATACATATGGAAACAGCACAAGCTAATGCTGAGGCCTTTGCGGCTGAAGCAGGGACAGTTCCAGTCGTAGCTGAGTCGTCAGGCAACTCTGTTGTCGCTGACGCACCTACTACTAAGGCAACTTCCAAGTTTTATACGGAAGATGATTTGGCTAGAGTTCGTAGCCAAGAAAAGGAAAAACTCTATCCTCAGATTGACAAGCTGAAGGAAGAACTAGACACTCTTAAGAAAGAACGTGAAGCAGAACTTGCAACACGTGCAGCTGAAGCAGAAGCGAAAGCTAAAGCACAGCAAGAAGCTCTTGAGAATGACATGGATGTTCGTTCTTTACTTAAAACTAAGGAACAAGAGTGGCAGGAGCAGTTGGAGCGTGAGCGCCAAGAGCGTGAACGTGCCTTTGCTCTTCTGGAACGCGAAAAGTCTTTTGCTGACCTCCAGAACTACCGCACACAGCGTGTAGACAGCGAACGCGAAAATATTATTCCTGAACTCATTGACCTCATTAGCGGAAATACTCGCGAAGAGATTGATGCATCAGTTGAAGGATTAAAAGAGCGTTCAGCAAGAATTCTTGAATCTGCGCAAAGTGCGATGCAGAACGCAAGGAGAGAAATGACGGGGACAAGGGTAACCACCCCGCCAGCTGGACCACTGGACACACAATCGGACCAAAGAAACTTCACGGCTGAAGATATTCAGTCAATGTCGATGAACGAATACGCAAAATACAGAGAACGAATCATGAGCGACGCCGCTCGTGGTAAGTCTCGCGGCTTGTTCGGTTAAACCCAACAAATCCAAAACCAAACTAATAAGGAGTCACAAGTAAATGGCATCTGGTATTACGGGTACTGGCAACCTTGCCGCAGCCCCAACAGCATACTCAGGTACTAACACCCAGCTGACTCAGGCGATTCAGACAATCTGGTCCAAGGAAATCTTGTTCCAGGCTATGCCTATCCTTCGCTTTGAGCAGTTCGCAGTCAAGAAGACTGAACTTGGTGTTGCACCTGGTCTACAGATTAATTTCCTACGCTACAACAACCTCGGCTTCGCTAACAGCCTTGTTGAAGGTGTTCGTATGCAGACAAACGCATTGACTGCACAGCAGTTCTCAATCACAGTAACCGAGCATGGTTATGCTCTTGCTGTTTCTGAACTTCTTCTCAATGCATCATTCGATGACGTAATGGCATCAGCCTCACGTCTTCTCGGTCGTAACATGGCTATCTACCTAGACCAGCTATCACGCGACACACTATATGCAGCAACCTCCACCATTTATGGTGAAGACCGCAGCAACCTCTCAGCAGTCAACAACTGGTACGCATACGGTACAACCGCATCAAGCCGTGCAGGTATGACTGGCGCTAGCTACTTGACACCACACACTGTCAAGGACGCAGTTGAGAGCCTATCAACCAAGAACATCCCACGCCTCGGCGAAACATACGTTGCGTTTGTTCACCCACACCAGAGCCGTAGCCTACGTGATAACCCAGAGTTCATCGAAGTTACCAAGTACGCTGCTCCAGGCAACTTCATGCTTGGCGAAATCGGCCGTCTATATGACTGCGTATTCATTGAGACCACACAGGTCCTCAAGGTCGCAGGCGGTGCTGGTACTAACTACACTGCAGACACAACTGTTGCTAACCCAACAGTAACTCCTGGTGGCGGTTACATCACACCTGCAACAAAGACAGGTAACGGACAGTCTGACCGTTATGCAGCTATCTTCATTGGAGATAACGCATTCGGTCACGCAATCTCTCTTCCAGTCGAACTCCGCGATGGCGGTATTCTTGACTTCGGTCGTGAGCATGCTCTTGCTTGGTACTCAATCTTCGGTCTTGGTCTAATCACTGACCAGTCTGTAATTATTGCAGAAACCAACTAATTCAAGCGGGGGGCGGTCTTAAAAACCGCCCCCTACTTACCCCCCATCGAGTTATTAATTAGGAGAACACAAATGGCAAGTAAAGTAAAACCAACTGATGTTACTGGACGTAGTCGCGAAAAGCTTGCAGCTGATAATGCTGAAGCGCTGGCAGCTCGTGCACAGGAAATGTCCATGGCTACTGCCGAAGCACAAATTAAACTGGAAACAGAAGTAGTTGACGCTACTGTTCCAAACAGACCAACTGTTATTGTTGATGACCCAACAGTTATTGACAAGAGTGATGAGTCAGTCGTTATTCGTGTCGTAGAAGACATTGAATCAATGACTCTTGGAGCAGGAAACTACTACAGCTTTAAAGCTGGACAAAAATATAAAGTGTCTCGTCAAGTTGCTCAGCACCTTGAGGAAAAAGGCTATCTAGCTGGAGTTATCTAAGCTAGGGACTTACACTTAATTCGGCGGAGCGGCGGACAGAAATGTCCGCTGTTTCGTTAGTCAATGTAGTAAAGGAGATGAATTAAGTGGCTTTAATGTCCGACCTAGTGTCGAGAGTACGTCTTGAACTAGGAGACCTACCTAAAGAATTTAATTTTGTCACCACCGCTGATGGTGCTACGAAAGATTTTTATTTAAATACCAAGCCAGTAGAACCGTACACTCTCTATGTTACCGTTCTTGACGCGGCTGTTCCTGCCCCTTCTGGTTATAAGTTAGAAAAAGACCAGGGCATAATTCATTTTAGAGAACCACTAGATGCTGGAAACATTCTTAGTGTTCACGGAGTTAGCTACAGATACTTTACAGACTCCGATATTGAACGCTTTATTAACACTGCTATAGACCAGCACACTCACGAGCGTACCGATAAATACGGAACTCGTGTAACAATTAAAAGTATTGAACCTGTAGAAGAATATCCAATTGCTATTCTTGCAGTCATTGAAGCTCTCTGGGCACTCTCAACCGATGCAGCCTTTGACATTAACATCATGGCTCCAGATGGCGTGATGATTCCTCGCTCTCAAAGATATGAACAGTTAACTAATATGGTTAACCAACGTTGGGAACAATACAAGCAACTATGCGCCGCTCTTAATATTGGCCTATGGCGTATTCAAATTGGAACTCTACGTCGTACTAGCCGACGTACTAATAAGCTTGTTCCTATCTACATTGGTCAGGAGATTGACGACAGTAGAAAGCCAGAGAGAGTTTGGCTTCCTAACGATGTCCTTGGCTATACACCTCCTCCAACTACCGCAGAGGTTTTTGACATTGTTATGTACCAGGGCGACTATTACGAGCAAATTATTGATTTTGCCTTTGATGTTACTGGTATTGATTGGAAGGCGGAAATCCGTACTTATCCAAATTCACCAGCTAGATATGCCACCTTTGATGTTACAATTCTAAATGCGGCACAGGGAAGAATTAAGATATCGTTAAATAGCGATAAGACTAAATATCTGCCTGTTCGTGCGTTTTGGGATTTACAAGCAACCAGGGCAAATGACCCTACCTGGGAGCACACATATTTAAAGGGTCAGGTATTTGTAACCCAACAGGTAACGGTGGATTAGAGTGGCTCCAGAAGAACTTTATGTAGTAGGTCCAGATAACAGCGCTTGGTACCCAACCGCTACTGGTCCGACTTCTCCTGCTCCTACAGGCGGTACTGGTCCTACTGGACCAACTGGCCCTACTGGTAGAACAGGTGCAACAGGACCAGCAGGTGCAACGGGTGCTGCTGGCGTTTCTGTAACAGGTCCTCAAGGTCCAACTGGTGCGCCAGGACCAACTGGTCCACAAGGTATCCAAGGTAACGCTGGTCCAACTGGTGCAACTGGTCCTTCTGGTATTTCTGGTCTTCAAGGTCCTACTGGTCCCACTGGACCATCTGGACAAGTAATCACTATTCGTGGTGAGTACCCAACACTTAATGATTTACAAACAGCACATCCAACTGGTAATCCAGGCGATGCTTATCTTCTTGCTAATGGCAACTTAATTATTTGGAACCCTACGTTAAACGGACCATCCACTGGTGGTTGGCAAAACGTAGGTAATCTAGAAGGACCAACTGGTCCTGCTGGAGCAACAGGTCCTACTGGTCCACGCGGACAGCAAGGTGTACAGGGTCCTGTTGGTAATACTGGTACAACAGGTGATACTGGTCCTACTGGTCCGCAAGGCCCAACAGGTCCACAAGGTGCACGTGGTGAGACTGGTCCTATCGGTCCTACTGGTGTTGCTGGTCTTGTTGGACCAACAGGTGCTACTGGTGCACAAGGTCTCTCTATTACTGGCCCTACTGGTCCTCAAGGTAAGTCATTAACACTTCTCGGAACTTTTGCTGACCTACAAGCACTAAACCTTGCATATCCTCCAGTAACACTTAAAGCTGGCGACACAGCCTTTATTGGAACTACATTCCATTATTGGAATCCATCGCCTGGTATTTGGGTTGCTACTTCCAATTTGATTGGACCTACAGGTCCTACAGGTGCCGTTGGTCCTACAGGTGCCGCATCAAACGTAACTGGTCCTACTGGTTTAACTGGAGCTACTGGTGCTCAAGGTCCTATTGGTCCAACAGGTCCTCAAGGAAATATTGGTGCCACTGGTCCTACTGGTGCAGCATCAACGGTTCCTGGTCCTACTGGTCCTACTGGAACTACGCGCCCAGTAACAAGCGTTACATTTACAAATCAAGGTGTTTGGAGTTCCTTAGGAACTTATGTATTAAATGATGGAGTTACTTACAACTCTGAAACATGGGTATTAACAAACGTTTCACAATTTACTGTTGGTACCGCACCTAACGCTGATGGAAGCGGATGGGCACTTTACGTAAAAGGTGACCGCGGTGCAACTGGTCCTCAGGGTTCTGCAGGTCTTCCAGGTGCAATTGGTCCTACTGGTGCACAAGGCCCGCAAGGTATTCAAGGCCCTACTGGTCCACAAGGAACTGCTGGTACTCCAGGTTCTGTTGGTACCGCAGGTGCTACAGGTCCTACTGGTCCTCAAGGTGCTGGAATCTTTATTCTTGGTTCCTACAACTCATTAAGCGATTTACAAACAGCGCATCCAATTGGTGCAACTGGCGACGGTTATCTTGTTAATGGTGTTCTATTTGTATGGGCTGGTTCTAACTGGGCAAGTGCTGGTGCAATTCAAGGACCAACAGGTGCTCAAGGTATTCAAGGTATTCAAGGTGTCACTGGTCCTCAAGGAGATACTGGTCCACAAGGACCTCAAGGTATTCAAGGAATTCAAGGACCAATTGGTCCTACTGGTTTAACTGGTGCGACTGGTGCGCAAGGAACTCAAGGTCTTCAAGGTCTTCAAGGTGTAACAGGTCCTACAGGTCCGCAAGGTCCTCAAGGTGTTACTGGTCCAACAGGTATTCAGGGACGCGGTCTTGCAATTCTTGGTTCGTTTGATACGTTCCAACAATTAACTGCAACCATAACCAATCCTGCAACTGGTGACGGTTATTTAATTCAAGGTCAGTTATATATTTGGCAAGGCACTGCGTGGATTAACGCAGGCTTTGTTCAAGGACCAACAGGTCCTACTGGACAAACAGGTATTCAAGGTCCTACAGGTGCAACTGGTGCGGCTTCAACTGTTCCAGGTCCTACTGGTGCTACAGGTCCAACTCCATTTACTGTTATTGGAACTTGGCAAAACGGTCTTTCTTATTTACCTGGTCAAGCAGTTTTCTACGACACACCTACATTAAAGGGAACGTACCTACGCAGAAATAATGCTTCTACTGCTGGTATTACTCCTTTAGAAGACCCAGCTGGTTGGCAAGTAATTGTTGCTGCAACTATTGGACCAACTGGAGCTACAGGTCCACAAGGTTTAACTGGTCTACAAGGACCTACAGGTGAGGTTGGACCTCAAGGTGTAACGGGACCAACAGGAAGTCAGGGTTTACTAGGTCCAACAGGCCCTACAGGCACTACACTACTTAATGTAGATGGTGGCGGCCCTGCAACAAATTATGGCGGAGTTATAACCATCAACGGAGGAGACGTGAGCGGTAACTAATGGCAATTAAATTACAATTACGTCGTGGTACGGCGTCAGAATGGTCAACAACTAACCCTCTTCTTTCCGAAGGTGAACTAGGTCTTGAGCTTGACACTGGAAAGTTTAAAGTTGGTAATGGAACTCAAAACTGGAATGCGTTAGTATATGCATCTGGTATTCAAGGACCTACAGGACCACAAGGACCAGCAGGCGCAAACGGCGTTGCAGGTGCTAACGGTTCTGCGGGACCACAAGGACCAACAGGCTTGCGTGGACCAACAGGTGCACAAGGCCCAGCTGGAGACGGTGGAGTTGGTCAACTACTTGCTATGGATGCGCAGTTAGAACTTGGAATATTCTTTCCGCGTTATTCACAGACACGTACTACTACTGTTGTACAAACCGTTATTCCACCGATTACGCTTATCTAGGAAGGTAACAATTAATGGCACGTAATATTGCGCCCGAGGATTATGTATTTAATCCAACGACAAAGACAATTACTATTGAGCGCTACATCAAGAAAATTCACATCTTCCTTATTGTTAACGCAACAACTAATCAGATTCTTTTTAACTTTTCTGACCCAGATAAAAAAGCATCAGTTAGTTACTTATATCCTGATGTAAGCGTATCTAATCCTTTTGGAACTACAGACTATAAAACTGTAATTCAGTTAGACGCTGCTGTTAGTACAGCGGGCATGACCGCTAATGATACACTTCAAATTGTTGTTGATGATGAGCATCAAAAAATCACATTTGACGACACCTTTATTGATGGCGCACAAAAGCTTCGTACCTCTACTCCACAGTCTCTTATGGATACTGACTTTGAGTACTCAGTACAGCCATCTAAGTGGGAAGCTTTGTTCTTACACAACAACTACCCTTCCTTCTTTGCAAAAGGAACTGGCGGTAACTCTTTAGACATCGTTTCTATGGTAGGTGACGGTGTACGCCCTCGTTCTAGAATTACAGTTACAACTCTTCTTCCTCACGGTTTAGTACCAGGTCAAGTAGTATCTGTTCAAGAAACACTTAACTATCTTGCAGAGGGTACTTCCCTTGTTACGTCAGCTCCAACACCAGAAACATTTACATACACAGCTCGTGGTGTTGTTTCTGGAGATATTCTTTCTGGAACTCTTACTAGCGTCTACGGTGGAGACATCTTTGATGGTGCCCATATCCCTGGCGGTAACTTCCCAATTGGTGGAGTTTCTACATTAAATACTTTCCGCGCCACAACAGATGGTGCCTCACCTATTTCAAAGGTAACTGTAACATTTGATAACCCACACGGAGTTTATCCAGGAGCACTTATTGTTGTATCTGGAACCAATAGCTTTGATGGTAACTGGTCGGTTTCTGATGTTCCAACAACACGTACATTGTCTTTCCAATTAGACCGTCAACAATCTGCAATCTCTGTTCCTAGCACTGCTATTATTTTGACAAAGGGTGATGGATATATTGTTCACCGCCCATTTGATGGTGGTGTTTCTTTGACTACTGGTACCAATACAATGGGTAACCAAGTTATCCGTCAAACCCGCCGTTACTTCCGTTACCAGTCAGGTAAAGGTCTACAGTTCTCTACTGGTGGTCAACTAACACCAGTATTCGATGTAGAGCAAATGTATCTAAATGGCGGAGCAGTTGGTCCAGCAATTGTTACAGTAAAGACTGTTCAAGACCACGGACTTCAGGCTGGCGTAGGCATTCAAGTTGAAGGCGTTTTAACACGTGGAGCATACAACCCATTTAACGGCGAGAACTTTGTAGTATCAAGAATCGTAGATGTTAACACCTTTGAGTTTCCAGTAACCTTAACTCAAGTTGTTCCAGTAGTTGACCAAAACCCAGCGGGTGTTAACGTATACGTACACGCTCGTACTTGGTATGGCGCTGTTACTCGTGCTGGTATGTTCGATGACCAAAACGGTTTTTACTTTGAATATGACGGTCAAAAGTGCTACGTTGCACGACGTCACTCAGAAAAAGAAGGTATTGGTAGAGTAAACGTTACTCAAAACTCTTCTTTCGTAGAGGGATTAGCTACTCAGTTCCGTAAACAACTTGTAGTTGGTCAGTCTATTGTTATTAAGGGCGCTGTTTATAAAGTTGTTCAGATTAACTCTGCAACATCTTTAAATATTGCTCCTGCTTACAAGGGAACTACTGGTCGTCGTACTCGCTTTATGATTGTACAAACTGAAAGAATTCCACAAGAAGAGTGGAACATTGACCGCTTTGACGGCACAGGTCCTTCTGGTTACAAGTTAGATATGGGCCGTATGCAGATGTTGTTTATCGACTATACCTGGTACGGTGCAGGAACCATTCGTTGGGGAATGCGTGGCGTAAACGGAAAAGTAGTTTGGTGCCACAGACTTCCAATGAACAACGTAAATAACGCTGCTTATCAGCGTTCAGGTAACTTGCCTGCTCGTTACGAAGTCTCTAACGACCCTTCATACTTCTCAAAGATGTTAGCTGGTGGAGCTGCTGGCACTATTGGTACGCAGCTTGGACCAGACGACAATGTTATTTGGGTTGAAAATACAAAGGATTGGCCACCAGCTGGTTATATTTATGTACGAGATGATGTCAACTGCGAAATTATGCGTTACACATCTGTAGGTGCTTATGACCCAGTAAAGAAGTGCGCACCTATTTATCTTGCAGAACGTCGTGCATCCATTACTCAAATCTATCCAGATATTCCATTTACTTTTGCTGGAACAAAGGCTCGAGTAACATTTACCCCAGACTCTTCTTACACAGGTCTTGGTGGTAATGCTCAAGTTGCAGTTCAGTCAATTACTCAAAACTGTGCTCCTATTATCAGCCACTGGGGTTCCTCAGTTATTATGGATGGTCAGTTTGATGATGACGTAAGCTTCATCTTTACTGGTGGTATGACCAAGCTTCTCAACGTGGCAGCAGGTGTTACCCGTCCACTTATTGCAGTGCGTCTAGCTCCAACTGTAGATAACGCAATTGCTCGTAACTATGGTATCCGAGAATTAACAAACCGCATGCAGTTGAAGATGAACTCTATCGGAGTTACTACTAACGGACAATTCCGTATTGATGGAATTCTAAACCCAGCAAGAATTGAGTACACTCTTTGGAGTGGTGCGCAACTAACAACCACGCGTTCAAGCGTTACTGGTTCAGCTCTTGTTCCAACCATTTTTGTTAATGACGCTGCTGGTACAAACGGTTTAGTCCCTGGTATGCGTGTCAGCGGAACGGGTATTGGCGTAGGTGCAACTATTGCCTCTGTAGCTGCTAACCGAATTACCCTATCTGTAGCTAACACAGGTACAGTTTCTGGAACTATTACATTTGTTCCAAGAGCTGGATATGTTGGACTACCTGATGACTGGACTCGTGACCAGGTTGGTTCTGGTTCTCTTGCTCAGATTATCTACTTTGATAACTCTGGTCCAGGAGCTGGTGGTGTTCAAGCAGCCTCTGGTCTTGTTACAGGCGGAGACTCCGTGGCCTCTTTCTACTCAGAAAACGGCGGTGGTGCCTCTAACTACAACGTTTCTAACTACGACCTAACTAAAATTCGAGACCTCGGTAACTCGATTCTCAGCGGAAACGGCAACGTTTCTAGCCCATCTTTCCCTAATGGGCCAGATATCCTTGTCTTGACCGCAACCAATATCGGTACCGCTGCTTCGAATATCTCGGCTCGTATCTCATGGACAGAGGCTCAGGCATAAAGTCTATGGTTTACAATGGCAAGACATTTAAAAATGCTACACTTTTAATAACCTCGGAAGGTAGGTAAATAACACATGCCCGATTACTCATCGCTGTCTACGCAGATTACTGCGGTTAAGACAGAGATTACAGATAGTCTTGCGGCGAGCACATATACCGCACAGGACCTTGTGTTCGTAGCCAAGGCACTAGAAACCCTTGGCGCCTTGCTTGGGGTTAACGACATTGTTGCAGCAACCGCAGACCGCGTCACTGCAATCACAACCGCTGGTACGACCCAGGTAACCGCTGTTAACACAGCTGGTACTACCCAAGTTGCTGCGGTAAACACTGCAGGAAACACAAAGTTAGCAGCAATTCAAAATGAAGCTGCTGACTTAACCATTCTCAACTACATAGGAGTACTAGCATAATGCCAACTACAGTAACCCGCTTTAAATCAGGTACTGCTGGAACTACCGACGGCTCTGCCTACGCTGTTCCTTCTAGTAACACTGCAATTATCACAAATGTGATTT